AGATTAAGTCTGTTGTCCGTGACGCTATCTCTGGCGCTACTGACGCTCAGCAGATGAACACCATCCTGTTCACCGGTATCGGTGCTATGGAAGAGTTCGACAATGCTATGAAGAACGAGATCACCGCAGGTACGTATATCAAGAATACGGACCCGGCCTCCTTCATCAGCGGAAGCGGTTCCAATCTGCAGCTTGGTGGATACTTCACCAGCTACCAGCACATTGATGGTCACACCATCACGGTGCGTCACTTGCCTCTGTTCGACCATGGTGCTCGCGCTCTTAACAGCGATCGTCACCCGGTTACTGGTCTCCCGCTGGAGTCCTACCGGATGATCTTCCTGGACATGAGCACGTATGATGGTCAGAACAACGTCCAGTACATCTCCCGTAAGGGTCGTGAGCTGGTTCGTTGGGCTGTCGCGGGTGCTAGCGTGCCTCCGGGCTTCGGCGGTAACGCTCTCCGGGCTACCGACGTTGACGGTTCCTCCGTGCACTTCATGAAGGAGTGCGGTGTGGCTATTCGCCGCGCCACCAATTGCCTGCACCTCGAGTGCACGAAGTCCTAATCGGACTTTGAAAGAACGGATAGGGGCGGCATAAGGGCCGCCCCTATCTATATAGAAAACCCATTAGTTAAACAGATATGTCTTCACACCTGATTACTGTCAATCGTCGTCCGAACAACACTAACCTTCCGGACGAGGTATACGCCGAATCCAAGCGTAAAATTGGATCTGTCTTTACTGCATCCGGCGATATCATTCGCGGGCTCACCTTTGCTGAGCAGAAGCAGTACCTACCCGAAATCATCGGTATGTCTCCTACTGATATGGGCTTCAGCCGCGCATGCAAGGAATACTTCCTTAACATGGCTATCGAAGTACCTATTGGAGGTTTAGACTTAGAGGTTGGCCTTGATGAAGAAGGGCACCCCCTAAGTGTCATCGATTACATCAAGTACAAGTTTGTTCTTGCTCACCCCCACGTTGCTAAAGACGAGGAGGACATTAGTGGTAGCAAGAAAGTCAAGTACTACATCAGCGACGCCCGTAAGGAGTTGGCTCAGGCAAGCGCAGACCTTACCGTACGTAAGTCTGCTTTCAAGGAGTTTATCAAACTTACAGGCAACGAAGACCGTATGAACATGGTCTTGCAGGTATACGGATACAACCCCGGTAAGCTTACTGCGGATGAGAAGGAGTTGCAGCTAGAGGAGCTTCAGGAGGACAATCCGGAGTACTTTATCGATATTTGTACCGATAAGAACCTTGAGATTAGCGCATTAATTAACCACGCGCTGTCTCTGGAAGCCCTTCGTCGAGTTGGCAACAGCATTTTAGATGGCGATATCGCCTTAGGAGACTCGATGGAAGAAGCCGTTCTCTTCCTGAAAGACAAGAAGAACTCTCAAACCTTGACGGCAATTAAAGCCAAGCTAAAGGCTTTCGCATGAGATGACTGTAGCTGAAATGCACCGCGCAGTAGACCAAGGCTTACAACGTGTAGCCTCTAGTGTTTACGATTACTATCTGCCTGAGGAAGTCGACTTTTGGCTAAATCGGGCGCAGGAGCGGTACGTTAAGCAACGTCTTCACCCCATCAGCGATCCCAAGCGTCTTGGCTTTAGCAAGACTGTTAAACGCCTTGACGACTTGCGGATGCTGGTGACGGTGGATTACACAGATGGTGTAACCCCCAGCAGCACTGTAGACTTCCGAGACTTTGATTTACCGGTAGACTACATGCACCTTATCAATGCACGCGTAACTGCTCACGCCAACTTTTGCGGGGAGCAGGTAGATACCAATGACAATGAGGTGACGCGTGAACTACGCATTGTAGAGCAGGACAAAGCCTACGCAATGCAGCAAAACCCATTCGCTAAAACATCAATGGATTACCCCTTAGCAGTAGTCTATGATGAGGAAGTTCGGGTCTTCCAAGACAGGGAAAAGTTTATATTAAAAACACTAACCCTAGATTACATCCGGATTCCAGTAAAGATTGATTTATCTTCGTCTGTAGATTGTGAGCTAGCAGAGCACACGCACCACGAAATCGTGGACTTAGCAGTCAAGAACATTATCGAAGCCATTGAGTCGCCTCGGTATCAGTCCAATTCTATTGAACAACAACAATCCGAATAATGAATAACCTCATTAAGACTTTGGTGGTGGAGGCCTTGGATGGGTCCACAAACCAAGACTCTATCCACGCGACTAGTATCGCAAACTCGGCGTCTACGGGACGTCTTGCTATTCAAGTGGATGGGGCTTTCCAAGCCGGTGATGCTAGTGCAGCAGCAGCAGACGCATTTATTAAAATGAGTGCAGCCACCACTATGGCTGATGGCAGCACTTCGGTGATGTCTTCTTCTGAGTTTAAGAAAGGAGATATTCTTTCGGCTAGCTACCAGGTCGCAAGGAGTGCAGCCGACGTTAATAGTAGTGTTAACTACAGCAATTCCAGGGTTGTTAAGCTGGGCGGCCAGTTCTTCGTTCGGTTAGAGCGTAAGGACGGGCAGGGCATTAACGACAGCGAGACCTACGCAGGTGAAACCGTGGAGGAAATCGTTACCAAGTTTGCAGCTCGCAAGAAGGCAAACCTGACTGAATTCGACAATGTTACGTTTGCCGACGCGGGCTCAAGTGTTTTGACCATTACCATTTCGGCGCGTGACCAAAACAGCGGATTGATCATTGGTGCTAATGACAATGCTGTGATTACTACGGCGGCTCCTGCAGATAATGTGGGCAGCTTAACTATCGCTCGCGAGTTGGAGAAGCTTGGCTTTATTAGCCAAGGCGCATACAACCAGTACAAGTTTCCCATCGTCAATCCGGAAACGTCTACGCTTGCGGGTAAAGACTACGGCATCTACACTATTGAGCTTCGCAAGAAAGTCGGACGTCGGAATGTGTTCGAGACGATTAAAGTCTTAATCCAAGACGATGAGGCTAGCGCACAAAAGACCGTTACGTTCATTGAGAACATTCTTGGATTGTCCGTAGCTGACCTGACTGTGCCGGCTAAGTTGACTTCTATTACTTATGTTACTTCGCTCGAAGATGGCACGGCAATTACTCAAGCTGACAACAGCGATAAAGACCAATTCTTCATCAAGATTGTGGGTGCAGAAATTGGAACTACTCTGGTTGCAACCTTTACATCTGATGGTGCAGAGGATGTGGCAACGGAAGAGTTTGATGTTACGGCAGAAACTGAGTCCTTTGCTGTTACCTCTGTCAATGCAGGTGACTTTGCAGCCGGAGTAAATGTCGTTCTTGACGGTAAGTTGCGAGACTCTACTAACAACCTTTCTGACGCAGCTACCACTGGTGACACAGTTGAAATCGTCGCATAATCCCTTAATACCTAATAAATATGTCTCACACTAAGACTGTAATCATTGACAACACGGCTGCTGACGCTGCATATGGCGAAGACGGATCCGCTGGTCTGGCCTTGGCTGTAAACGATACGATGGAAGCCAGCGCTGATTGGCCTACAACGATCGCTAACACCAACAATCTGCAGTTCTTCTCTCCGTTTGGATCTAGCAAGCGGTTTAACTGCGCTGATATTGTCAGTACTTCCCGCAATGCTTACTCTGCAGGTACGGCTCAAACCATTACCATTACGATGGCTGCAGCTACTACGTTTGCACGTGATGCAGATGGTACCTACAGCCTCAAGTTGATTGATGTCACTGACGGCCGGGAGAAGTTTGTCATGAAGACCTTCCAAACTCAGGCGTACACGACAGACCAAGATGGTAGTGACATTGCTGCAGCCTTTGAAGCCTTGATTGATGCTGAAGGAGACCGCGCTGACAGCCCGTTTAAGGGTGTTTCTGCTGCTGATGGTACTCCCGGCACGCTGGTTATCACCTTTCCGGTGAATCAGTTTGCACGTGCAGCTGGCACCGATAGCCTTCCGGCACCTGCTTACAATGCCGCTGCTCCCAGCATTGGTACTGTTGCTGACGTGAATGCAGACTTTGAGGACGCACTTCCCTTCCAAGGCGTGACCAACCTTGCTGGTCCGAATGTGGTGAAGCCGGCAGGTGTTGCAGGCGCGGGCAACTATGACAAGTACGTCATCTTCGTTAAGGAGACGGTGGGTATGCGGGAGGACATCCATGAGATTGTCATCTACGCAGAGGACACCAATGCTACTGGTATTGCTGCTCTCACTGCACTGCTCGACGTCTGATGGCTACTGGGTACTGGAGAATTAAGGTTGATGGGGGTGTGTTCCAATTGCTGGATCACACCCCATCATCCGCTACTAGAGGTGATCTAGTAGTGAAAATCAACACGCCCGGACGTCATACTACAACACAAGCGGAGACTCTGGTAGATACTACGGCCGGTGAAAACGCTAATGCTGAACAGACTATCCTGACAAGCGCGGGATATTCATACTTACTGGCACAACCGTTCTCTGTTTCATTTGATATTGAAACGACGGATGTGCCGTCCATCACAGCTAGCACCTTTCCAGATGGGGTGTATCGGTTTCAGGTAGACTTTGATCTATCCGGCACCGACTATGAATTTGATGAATACCTTTTGCACGTACCAGCGATTGACAAGTGCATTAGCGCTAAGCTGGAGACGTACCTAGCAAGCACTTGCGATAAGTGCAAAGAGACAAAGCAACTCAATACGCTACAGGAGTTAGTGGTGTTGCGCCAAGGAGCACAGTTGGATATTAATGCAAACCGCATTACAGCTGCAGAAAAGAAGGTTACATTGATGTCTAACATCTGTACCGGAAGTTCTTGCACTTGTATTTGCGGCTGCTCATGATTATCCAACCTTCTAACTACGATACTACCGCTGATTACCTAGCCGCACTAGACGAGTATTTCGTCAATGGTGGTCAGGTCTATATCAATAAGCTCAGCTATGATTTAAATCGTAGTTGCGAGCAGCTGGACTACTTCGTAAATACCCTTGGCTACCAAGTCAAGTCAGCCTTTGCTGACTATGTGCCTACGCCTGGGTTTGATGACTATAACCCGCCGGCAGCCCAGTTTAATATTTACTACAACGATGGTAGTTTGACGACTTACGCGGATACGACTAGCACGTATAGTGCGGGGGATACCGTGACGTTTGCTGTAGTCGGCTCCGATAGTGACGTCAACATCGTCTACTATGAGGTAGAGGTCACTATTAGCACCGC